GTACGGTATCACGTGTAGTAGTTGTACTGGCAGGTGTGCCTGTGTTGATGGCATAGCCTGCATCTATCAGTGCAGATGCCTTGAATACAGACCCTGACCCTGACTGCATCCATTCTGTACCTGCTCTGTCTACTCTGTAGGATGGTTTGAACCAGAACCTGCTAGGGTCCTTTGTAGACTCATCTAGATGGGGCATCATCTGTTCTACTGCATACCAGACACCACGTCTATCATTTGTGATGTAGTCTGCAGCAGGTACAGGTTCATCAAATGGTACAATGACCCTGAATGCACACAGACCACCCTTTGCAGGTGATTTGTGACTGAATGATGAGTAGGCTACATGGCAAATACCATCAAATGCATCTAGTGTTGCAGACATCTGTTCATCTGTCAGACCATCAAAATCAAATACCATTGCGTGCACCAGCTCTACCTTTGATTTTGCTCTGTTGCCTGTCAGGTCTGACCATGTGACTGGTGCAAATATGCCTGCCTGCACTTTACCGTGTTCTGTGATTTTGCCTTTTTTCTCTGTCTCTGACAGGTCATCTACCTGCAGCATGTTTGAAATGATAGATGCCAGGGCAACAGGTCTGACCTGCGCATTTTTTAGATTGTTTGTGGTGTACCATCCACCTACAGGTGCAGGGTGGTGGGTGCAGATTAATGACCAGTTTTTAGGGTCAAAATGTGTGTCAGTCAGACACGAACGTGATATACTGTATCCAGTCATGGGGGTGTACCTCTGTTGATTGTTTGTTTATTTGGTTTTGCCTGTGCAGGTTGGTTTGTTGAAACACCTGTGCAGGCATTTTCAGTATATGGTGTTCTGACATTTGTGTCACCTAGATTTTAAGGTGTCACACCACTTTTTCTGATGGGTGACAGAGGTGTCACAGATAGACACCTGTGTGGGGGATGTGTGACACCATGTGTGACACTCTACATACCTGTCAAAATGGAGTGTGTACTATCTCTGTCATACTGTCACACCAAAACCTAGAAAAAAACATTTTATGTAAATCTGTGCCAAATGACCTATATCTGCCATATTTGGCACTGGTTATAGGATATGTTGCAGCAGGGCATTCATGTGTGACACCTGTGACAGGCTCTGTACAGATATGTGATGTGTCACATTATGTGATACTATCCAAATATGAACACTACAGGTCACAGAGGCATTCAGGGGGTCATATATGAGTACATCAGAACAGGGCATAGTAGAACTGGTTAAAATGTTACTACGTGGCATCAGAACAGAACACACCATAGACCCAAAACAAGCTGCAGAACATTTTGATGAGGCTCTGCAGACACTAGACCTGATGTATGTACATGATGATGGTGCAGGCTATATCATAGATGGTGTAGACCCTGTCATGTTTGCAGAGTTTACTGATGATGGGGTCACCTTTGATGAACACCATGAACACCCCAGAACCCTAGACGTGATTCACTGCGCACTACGTACACTGACCCATATGGAGATGCAGAGCCTGTTGCCTGATGATGATGACAGTACTGATGACCTAGAATGGGTCTAAAACAAAATAGCCCCAGTCAGTGACCAGGGCTATCAGTGGTGCAGATATAACCTACTGTATCAGGTCATCTACCAAACCACTCTGCAGAATCACCTGCCCTATAAACTCACTACACGCAGGGACAATAGAGTTACCTAGTGCTTTGCATCTGTCCATCCTTTTGGGTATCCCATCAGAACCTCTACAAACTGGGGACTCATTTTGTATTTGTTTTCTATACATTCGTTCTGTGTCATCCCGTATGCTTTGCAATAGGCTACACAGGGTTCTGTGTTTCGTTTCCAGGCACTGGGGGTGTGTGGGTTGTTGTTTGCATGTGCCAGGGGTGTAGGCAATACAAAACCATCTACGTCTGACGTGAGGCAATCCAAACCAGTTAGCCTGTACAATACCCCATTCTGAATCATACCCCATTTTGGCAAGGTTTCTGAGTACTGTATGTCCTGCAATGTTCCGAACATTGTGTACATTTTCCAGTATGACCAGTCTGGGGCGCATCTCGCCAATGATTCTACACATTTCATACCATAGACCTGACTTGTTTTCATTTTTTAAACCCTCCATTTTACCACTGTGACTGATTGACTGACATGGAAATCCACCACACAGTACATCTACTGATTCAAGATTATGTGCACCTACTGTACGTACATCATCATAAATGATTGTATCTGCCCAGTGTTTACGTAGTATAGACTGACAGAACTTATCCTGTTCTACCTGCCAGATGGTCTTGCACTGGGGCAGTGCACGTTCTAACCCCAGTTCAAAACCACCTATACCACTGAAAAGTGAACCCAGTTTGATCATCTGTCACCTCTGAAAAGTAGAGACATGTGACCTAGCATGTCTGTGTGTGACATCTGTTCTAGGTCTGCAAACAGTGCTGCAATCTGATTGTAAATGTACAGGTCACCACACTGACGTTCACCCTTGACCCAGTAGTGTACAGTCTGACGTGTGACACCTAGACGTTCTGCAAGTCCTGTGATGGTCATTTGGTGACGTTTGCACATGATTTGTAACCATCTACCAAATGTTGATGATTTCATGACACTGTAGTATCTAGAATGCATCCACCTGACTGATTCTGCCTCTGACGTGTGTGTGTTGTGTCTAGTCGATGTTTCAAAGTTCATACTACATAACCAGACAAAGTCATTTCTGTCCTCTGACCATTGTACTGTTACTTTACCAATATTTAGACCATTTTCAACACAGTCAAATGTTTTGACGTGTCGTGTACGTGCAGCAGTTCTGCCCCAGTTCTTTATGTAGTCTCTAGTAGATTTTGATTCTGTCATTTTCTTTTGTCCTCTGTCATTGTTGGTTTGATTACGATTGAATGATAAATACCCCAGTGTTGTTCTGATGGGTATTGTTTGGTGATTTTGTTGACGATGATCATTAACTGAATGTGTGTAGGTGGTTTGATACCCTGCATGATGTCGTCAAGGTTCTGCAGACTGATCAGTGTGACTCTGTGCAAGTCCACATTTGACCACCCCAGTTCACCCATGTACTTTTGAATCTGTTGTACTGTCTCTGTCATTGTGCACCCCCATTCACTACCTTTGCAATGTCTACCAGAATACGCATCAGAGGCATGTACAGGGCTGCAAGCCCCACACACACCATAAAGATACCGAAGTTCTCACCTGCAGCACGTGCCTGTTCTCTGTTCATTTCCACACCCCTTGTACAGTCAAATGTACATCTGTTGCACTGACTTTACCTGATTTGAACTCAATGTACTCTGTACCTGTTTCTGAACACACCTGTACAGTTTTACCAAACATGGCATACGTACCTGAAATCTTAATCATCAGATGGTCACCTGTACGTTTGATGACTGTCCATGTTCTTTGTTCACCTGTACGTTGTGTCTGAATGTATTCTGTGTCAGGTTGAAATACACCATAACAAGGTGAGATTTCATCGTGTCCTGCCTTATGTGACATGTTTGATAGGGTCACCATAAAGTGCATTCGTGCCTCTGCAGGCATGTTCAAAATGTGACGTGCTACTGATTTGTAGTGGGCATCTGTCATAGCATTGTTGTAACTGTTGTGCTTTAACCAGTTGACCATTTCTGGTACTTGAATCATACGTGAACTCATTTCTGCCCCCATTTGTCCATCATTGACTGTGGTACTGTTTGTGACTGTGCCCAGATAGCTGCACCATGTTTTGCCTCAAATGCTTTTAGTGCATGCTGCAGGTGTTCTACTGGTTCATACTTGTATGTCTCTGTGTTCATTGCCAGATAGATGTATTCACTGGTACGTGCATACCCTCCACCACTACCACAGTATGATGAACTACTGCCTGTCATGATTTTGTACAAGTATTTGTGTGTACCATCTGAAAATACTACACACCATTTGATAGACCCATGTACCTGTGTCAGTTCATCTGCTTTGTATACCATTTTTGATTTCAAAAGATTGATTTCCATGTTACACCCCCTTTGCTGCTGCTACTGCATCTGCATGAATGACCTCTGCAAGTTCATTAGAATGAACGTACCCAGTTTTAGTCATGACGTGACCAAAACCTGTAGCCTCACATTCTACAGTCACTACACCTTTTCTACTTAGAAACTTGCCTACATACGTCCATGTAAATGTGTATTTGTTACCACCTACATAGATGCTACCTTTACGTTCATGTATCCACAGTTCTGCTACATCAAACTGTGTCATTTCTATATCTTGTACATATTTCATGATTTTGCCTTTGTTTATTGGTTATAGATGGTTTGTCCATCTGTTATAAAGTTAACAAGTGTTAACAGATATGTCAAATACTGTTTACACTTTGAACCGTTTAAATGTACAAAATATGCAGATTTTATCTGTCTATGATGCCCATAGTACCAATACGTGATTTTTTATAGCCATTTTACATCTGTATGGGGTGTATTTGCCTGCAGAGGTGGTGCAAAATCAGATACTATGGTGCAAACAGAGGTATCACATGGATTTACAGAACCCACGCACTATTCATTTTGTTGATTTGGAAACTACACACCTGGAACCTGGACAGGGTGAAATCATAGACATCTGCATACTGACGTCAAAGGACTGGGGTAAAACACTTGACAACATACTCTGCACCAAAATCAAACCAGTGCACATAGAGACAGCTGACCCTGCTGCACTGAATGTCAATGGGTACAATGAATCAGACTGGGCAGATGCACCTGTGTGGGCAGATGTCGTAGCTGAGGTATCACAGATTCTGTCTGATGGTATCATCTGTGCACATAATGTTCTGTTTGAAATGAAATGGTTACAGCATCACTGCTACAGAATCACACACAGACACATGTGTACACAAACACTAGCGTACACATTTTTACCACTGCGCAGTGCATCCCTGTCTGCTATCAGAGACTACTATAACTGGTCACACGATGATGCCCATACTGCATATGCAGATGCATATGACTGTTATCTGTTCTTTGTCACTTGTATGACTGACCCTTTGCCATCTGTTGGTTTGCTTTAATAGCCTGCAGCTGTCTCTGTGCTGCACGTCTGGTTCTGTGTATTTTCTTTGAACCTGCATGTGCCTTGTATCCACCTTTGACCTTTACCACTGGCATCATGCACCCCTCTGAAAACTAGCTTTTATTTCATCAACAACCTTGCAGATGATGTCTAGTTTCTGTTCTAACAAAGACACCTTTTTGTCTAGGTCGTTGATTTCTTTGACCAGTGTTTGACGCATGACGTCCTCTTTATCTTGCATGTCACTGATGACCTTGTCATATCGTGAACGCACGTCTGCCATCTGTGCTTCATAACGTGCCTCACGTGCGTCTGACCTTTTCTGCTGTTCTTTGTACTGCCACAACAGAAACATAGCAAATGCTACATTTGGTGCACCATTCATCAATAAGGACAGTAGTTCCTGTTCTGGCATGACAGACCCCTACAAGTTTTTCAGAATGGGTTCTAGTTTTGCAGGCAGGTCTAGAATGTGTTCTATGATGATTTCTTGTCTTTCATCACGTGTGACCTGTGCACCACCATCAGAGTCTGCAGATTTAGCTGACTGAATGTCCTCTACTATCTCTACTACAATGGGGTGCAGTTCTTTTAAGATACGTGCTACCAGTTTGATTTTTTCCCAGTCCATGATTCACCTCTGTTAACTGTTTTCCAAATGATACTGTATACCCTCTGCCAGTGCTACACCTACACGTCTGATACCCTCTGGTGTGGTCAGTGCTGCATGGTCAGGGCAGTCTATAAATAACGGTTCAAAACACACTGCAACAGGTTTACCTACTCCACTGATGGTGTGATATGCGTTTTTTGTCCAGTCATCAGGTTTTGCAGGTAATGTCTTTGCATCTGTCAGTTCTGGACATGCATTAAGTAGACGTAGATTTATGGCATGTGCTAGACCACTACCAGCTGCAGACCTGTGGTCATAGAATGATGCAGCATATGACCCACCGCCTGCATTAATATGGCAGGCGACGTAAACACATTTACCATTTATGTCTGCACAGTAGTCATTCACACGTCTATGTCTGGACGTGTACCACCCATCTGTCAATACACAGACATCATACCCCTGCATTCGTAGATGGTTTTCTGCATGAAATATGTACTGTGATGTCAGATAGGTTTCTGTCACCTCAGCATTTGCTGCACCCTCATCATTCCACCTGTTTGGTTTGCCCAGATGCTGCCTGTCTAGAAAAATCATCATAATACACCTACTATACCACGTGCACTGTCACTGTCACTGTCTGTGACGTGTCCTGTCATCATTCAAATAACAGTGTGAATGTCCACCTGTTACCACTCCATACCTTTGCAGATACTATCATACGTCTGTCTATGACAAAATACCGTTCTATGGTCACATCTAGAATGTCACCCACACGTAGATATCCAAATTCTGCAGGAGCAGCTACCTGGACACTGTACATAGGTAGACAGTTTGACCGGACTTTATCCATAGCAACCTTGACTGCAGTATCCCTGTCATAGATGTAGTCTGCCTCTATGGTTGCAGGTTTGTGACCATATAGATTCACACTCTTTTTTGCGTAGTTTGTTGGCACGTCGTAGGACTCTACAGGCACATCTGTGATTCTGCACAGGTTTGTGTGTGACTGGTCGTGACCTCTTTTGGCATATCGTAGGGTCACAATGTTGACTAGGTCTGTGGTGTCTCTTAAAGATGTGATAGCTGAGGTTTGTATACATTCTTTATCATCTCCTATAGATATAGACGTGACTGCAGACACGTGTGTCAGTGCCCACATCTGATTCAGTATGGGACGTAGACCACGTGCACCTACATGAACGGATATGGGCAGATGGGGTATGATGTTTGCCTGTAACCATTCAAATGCAGTGATTTCTGGGTCTGTGATGTAGCCTGCAAAACTGTACTGATTCAGAATCACTGACAGGTTTGCCCATGCAGCATCATCAAAACGTGTACCTGATTTGGTCAGTGCCCACCTGCAGATGTCCCCACCACGTGACAGGTCACCATCACCAAACTGATTTGGTAAACCACCACCATCTAGGTAGAACCACCACTGTCTACTGTCACCAGAACCTGTATAGCCTGGCATAGCAACATTATCAGATGGGACTATCTCGATATATGAATAGACATTACCCCTACCATCATTTGCAACCTGCACTGCCTTTGTTGCAGTCTCATAGTTGTCATCCTGTATAGTTGCATTCTGTGCCTCTACTGCATGACCTGCAATCATGAATCTAGCATTGTGACTGTCATACTCTTTTGTACAGTAGGCAGGTAGTGCGTAGATGTTTTTCTGTGTACCCTCTGTCTGTAGTACATTGTAACCAGCTGACCCTAGAACTATGGGGTATGGTTTTCCATCTGCAGTGTCTATACTACGTGTACTGAATCTGTCATCTATGTATCTGTTTGAATCTAGCAATAGATTTGATGCATCATAGGGTGGTGATTCAATACTGAATGATACAAACTGGTCTAGGTCATCTGGGTCACCTATCTGGGGTGATTCTATAGTACCTGTGTACAGTATGACCCTCTGACTGTAGGTCTGCTGCACCTGTTCATACTTTGTTAGAACATAGAAAAACTCTGCATTTGTACCCTCTAGTGTGATACCACGTGCCCACTGTTCTAGTACGTTCACGTCCTGCAGCACTAGACCCATCATCACTATGTTGTCCTCTACATCTGGTGACAATATTGGTGCAGACTCTGTATAGTCAAAATCTCTGATGGTAGGTAGGTATTCATACACATCACCATCCTCTGCAGTCAGTGTGATGTACTCTGTACTGTACCTGTGTGTTTTGCCTGCAAAATCAAACTGCACACAGAACACAGGTCTAGCACCCATCAGTTCATGACGTGTATATACATCTGACATCTATCTGACCTCACGTAGTAGAATGGTAGACACTCTGAATACCTCACCTGCATTATCTGTCTGCAGCTCATCACCTATGACATGTTCTATCTGCATGTCAGTGCCCAGTGTGCATAGCATGTGTTCATGGTATCTATTCAGTGTGATGTGTGCACTGGGTAGTTTTGGCAGTGATGGTAGATACACTACTGCATCACGTGACCCATCTACATACTGCACCAGACCCATCATATTCATAGGGGCATCACCACGTGCTGCTATGGGGTCACCTGCAAACAGATTATAATAGTCAGGGTCTGCAGGGTCTGCAAACAATGATGATGTATCTACACCATCTGTCCAGGCTACTCTGATGATACGACCACCTGCCCCACGTCGTTGACTGTACAGTGTCCCTGATGGCATGTCTGATTCTATCACATTTGATTCAAATGCAATAGTGCGACCACGTCCATACTGGGGTGATGTGATGACTACAGACCCCATGACCATTGTGCCTATTTCAAAACGTCCCTGTGCAGTTTTCTGGGACGTGATGACTATTCTGACCCCTGTGTATTCACTTGCATTCAGAATCACACTGCAGGCAGATGGTATCAGGTATGCAGTACCTGATGTAGGGTCAGTAGATTTGACACCTGCCAGTGATAGATATGCACGTTTTGATGATGTTGCTGCCAGTACACCAGACCCATTTGATTCTACGACACGTTGCACAACATTTCCTGCACCATCATCTATCAGTACAGACCACCCTGCACATTCATTCAGATGTAGATACACACCAGAACCTGCAGTACTGGTCAGTGCAGCACCTATTCTACTGAATGCAAAACCTGATGCACCGTTCACTGTGTTGTTAACTGTTGCAACATTTGACCATGTTGTACCGTTATGTGTTTCCACTGCGAACTGCTTAAAGTTGATACCGGTCAGATGCAGCCCTGTTGCCTCTGATTCTGTATGGGTGACTGCAGTACCCTGTAGGGTCACATTCATCATAAATGCAATGGTCTGTGCAGGTACTAGGTCTACATCTGCATCTGTCACTGTGTCTGTTTTCCATCCTACATCAGGTGATGGTGATACTGTGTGCAGTACACGTTGCACAGGTGAACCATACTGGGGTCTGATGGTATAGCTATCACCCTCACGTGCTGCACCATCTAGTGTAGACAGTTCTAGACCCTGTTTAACTGTGGTGAAAAATCCCCTGCCTGCATACTGTCGTGCATTTGTGTCACCTCTAGACCACTCTATACCATTGTCATCACCTACACCATATGAAAAGAAATGATAATCACACACTACAGACCCAGTGTGTGCAGTAGGTACACCCCAGTGTACTGCTTGTGTAGTGTTTGTATCTGTGGTCAGTGTACCTGTCAGTTCTGTGTACTGTAGTGGTGACCCTGCAGGTGCATAGTTCACAAATACATCGCCTGTTTTGTTGTCTAGGTACAACAGTATCTGCACACCATCTGTCAATGTCAGACCTGTTGCAGATGCTATAGGAGACCCATACCCTGCATGCACGTCATACACATGGATTCTGTTTGACCCTACCACTACCTGCACATAGTATGTGTCTGTAGTAGTCTGGGTCTGAATCTGTACACCAAATGCAGTACCACGTGTGACTGACCCACCAGAGACATTTGACAGTTTTGTGTGAATCAGTGCACCATTTGTTTTGTCTGTTATGGTCTGCTTGTATTCTACAGTCTCTGCTGCAGCACAGGTCAGTGTGATATGGTCACCACCTAGTGCCTCTACTGGTGTACCTGATACTGTACGTGTCCAGACACCACCCTGTGCAGGTAGGTCTGCAGGTACCCAGTCACTACTGTTGTACCCCCACTGATAGTCATCAGGATATGCAGACAGACGTGGATACTGTTGTGTACTCCATACACCCAGACTGACCACCAGTAGACTATCTGCTAGACTGTTTGTGCCTTGATTTTTCCAGTTACAAAACAGCAGCTGTTCACCCTGTCCTGCACATACCTCTAGATTGATAATACCTGCACCAGTTGCAGTCACAATGTTGTTATAGACAGTGGATGCACCAAATGATGCAGCATCACCCATGTATTCCCACTTTGATGCATAGTCCTCTACACCTATACCTGCAAGGTCACTATATGCACCATGTGTCTGTGCACCTGGATATGTTGCATTGTATTTTGCAGCGTAGAAATACATCCGGCCGTCTGTGTCTTTTGACATGGTGATGTCACCACCTATCAGACGATTACCAGAACCCACTGCTAGGGATGCAGTCAAACTGTCTGCAGGGATGATACCCAGTACATCAAACACACTGTCATATGCATTTGCAATACGTGTGAAATCTACACTGTCTGTACTCGATATGTACCCTATGATGAACACACCATTATGTTCTACTACCTGTGGTAGATAAAAGTGTGACCCATCTGATGCCTCTGCCTGATCAACATAGTCAAAGGTCATACCACCATTTGATGATGCATACTGGGTGATTCTACTACCAAAACTGACAGAGTTATCATGCAGATACAGACCTGCAATCAACAGTACCTGGTGTGTAGATGCAGCTAGTGCAAGTGGTTGCAAATCAAAACCACTGTTACCTGCACCTATCGTACCATCTACATCTATATCTTCTGGTATCGCCTTGCTAGACACCAGTTCAAAGGTCTGCCCATCGTCCTCTGACCTGTGTATGTGAATGTTGGCTACACTTTTGACAGGGTCAATCACCCACACTGCACAGAGTACAGACCCATCTGATAGTTCACAGATGGTAGGGTATCTACTGTTAGACAGTAGGCTACTGGTAGACTGTTCATCTATGGTGACACTACTGTATGTACCATCTACACTGATTCTACCTACACGTGCCTGATTATCAGTCACAGTCACATATTCATTTGCTATGAGTACAGTACCTGTAGACAGTCTCAATGCCTTACGTGGTGTGTATGATGTATTGATAGACTGTGCCTGCAACATCTGCACGTCTGTGATTTTGTTTGGTGGTTCTGCACCATAGTGTGCTGCATCCCCTTCATATTTCCAGACAAAACCTGCATAGTCAGTCACATGTCCTGCACGTTTTGTCTGAATCTCTACAGTCTGGGTCTGTGTGCCCTTTGTCACTAGCTGTAGGTCAGGGTCACTGTCTGATGTAGGGATACCTGCATATTCACCATTCTGGGTCACACTAGATTCTGATGACCAGTAGTGGTCACTAGTGAACTTAAATGGTGCAATGAAACCACGTAGATGATTTGGTGTTATGTCTGCCATGTTAGTAAGCCCCTGACCCTACTCTACGTGGGGTCATTCGTGCTACTGCACGTGTGTATCTGTCAAAATGTTTGAACGGTTGAATGATGATGGGTGCACCTGATGGGTGTATGCCTCCAAACTGCAAACGACGTACACCCTCTGCACCACCCAGTGCAGATACAGTAGACCTGTCTAGTACTGCCTCACCACTCAATAGATTTGCCTGCACTACATCAGGTGCACTGTCATTTGAACCGACCATACCACCTACATCAAACTTAGGTGGTGATTGTGCCATGACTGCAGCTGTCTGTAGACCAGATGCAGCTAGAACTGCAGCAATGGTTGCACCACGTGCCACAGGTGGCAGTGCTAATGCCTGTGCTACTGCCTTTGCAGTACTGAATGCAATGTCTGCTAGTGCAGCAGTCTGACCCAGTTTAAACTCTTTCATTTTGAGTTCCTGCACCTGCTGCTGGTATCCCTTTTCTATAGATGCTTTATGTTCTGCAGCCTGTTGTGCACTGATGACACCATCCTTTACCATTTTGTCTATAGCTGCCTGTTCATCATCTGCACGTGTTCTAAACTGTTCTATCTGATGTTCATGCGCTACTGACATCAGGTCTGATAGTGCTGTAATGACATTTACAAAATTACTACCCACATCTGCAACACGGTTGATAGCATCCTGCTGACTACGTATGATGTCATCCTGTGCATCCTTTTCTGCCTTTGCACGTTTGTCAATGTCCTCTAGTTTTTTCTTTTGTACCTCTGCATCTAGGGCTGCTAGTTCTTTACGTTCCTGTAGTCTGTTCTCTGCTGCAGTTGCCTCTAGTCTGCCCTGTTCCTCTAGTAATAAATATAGCTGCTCTGTTTCCTGTACACTCAGTTCACGGGCATTTGCTGCATCTAGTAATACATCAGCCTCACGTTCTATGCTGTTGATTTGTGCAGATATAGCCTGTCCCAGTTCCTGTATCTGTTGTACCTGTTTTTCATACTCTGGTGTCAGTCTGTCTGCTACCTGTTCCTCTAGTTCTACGTTTTGTAGAATCACATCACTGACTGCCTCTGTAACACTGTTGATGTTTTCCTGTACCTTTTTTGCAGCCTCATTCAGTTTGTTCATTTCATCAGCTGCAGTACGTGTTGCATCTGCAGTCTGTGTCATTTTGGCAGGGGCAGTAGATGCTGCTGACAGTTCTTCAAACCGGGCTACCTCATCTGATGCACGTGTAAATGTACTACCTAGATTTGTGTAGGCAGTATCTAGTTCACGTGCATTGTCTCTTAGTAAAACCTGGGCACGGTCTACCTCACCTGTCATTGCTAGATATGCAGCCTGTCCCAGTATAAAAATGTTTTCAAATGACTGACCTACTACACCTAGTACATCCTTTGTGACTGACCCTAGAAATATGACTGATTTTGTAGCAAACTCTATACCCATGTTTAGACTGTTTTTACCTGCTACTGCATCAAATACAGACTGCAGAGTACCCACACCTACTGTACCGAACTCTGCCATTTTTCTCTGAAATGTTGCCATAGATGCTACAGCATCCTGTTCTACACTGATACCAAACTCTGTAGCTAGATTTTTCATAGCCTCTAGATTGTCAAGTGCACCAGATTGTATCAGACTAGCACCACCAGACCGACCAAACAAAATCATAGCCTTTGCATTGCGTTCTGTGGTGTTTTCCAGTTGACCTAGTGACCTGACTGCCTCATTGAATACAGTATCTGCATCACGTAGATTACCATCTGCATCTGCAACATCTACACCCAGTGATTTGAATGCATCTGCAGTCAGTTTACTACCCATGTTTGCAGAGTCCATTGCACTCTGAAACTTGATTAGACCACCCTCTAGATTTGCAAATGCTAGACCAGAACCCTCTGCTGCTAGTCGTAGACCGGCCAGTGTATCTACTGCTATACCTGATTTGGTGGATGCATCTACTAGTTCATTTGTCAGGTCTGCCATCTGCTGACCAAATGCTACTGCTGCAGCCCCTGTTGCTGCCACTGCTGCACCCACTGCTGCAAATGATTTACCCAGTTTTTTCATTTTTGCAGATATGGACTTGCTAGTTTTGGCAGCGGATTTGTCCATTTTATCAAAGTTTTTACCCAGTTCCTTTGCTGCCTTTGATGCCTGTGCATCTGTGATATTGGGTATCTTTTTCAGATTCTTTTCTAGATTCTGTGTGGATGCATTAAAACTGATGTTTACTGACTTGTTGACGTCACCTGCCATGTCTCACCTCTGATAATACACACCATATCACAATGCAGACTATACAGGTGAATAGACACCATGAATACACCCTGTCATTCAATCTAGTGACATAGTCTGTCATTACATGCCCCTGATACGTTTGACAGTTGCCTCTGCAATCTGCTGCAGCACCTTTTGTACACTTTTCTTTGCAGGTGACCACAGAACCACATCTGCAAGGCGTTTACCCTGTCTGATGTTTGTGGTAGATTCCCTGCCCACCTTGATAGCCCATGCATAAGGTGCAGTGTTCTCTACAAATGCCTCTATGGTATATGGGGGTCTGATTCTGATACCAGTTTTGTGCATGAACTTTGACCCCTGTGATTCACCATATTTTGCCTGTCTGACTAGCCACTGTTTTTCACTATTTTTAGCTAGTTTTTTTGTGGTATCTTCTAGAACTTTGACTACAATAGGGTCTGCTGCCCTGATGATTTCTAGGAACATGTCACGGTCTTTGCCTGTTATCTCTACTGACCCTTTGCCTTTACCATATCGTAGTGTCGTCATTTATCTGCCCATCGTTTGATTCTATCTAGTTTTGCCTGTGTATTCTTTGTGTCTGCAGTTTTCTTTGATTCATGGCACATCATGTAGTCTACATACAAACGTGCTTGCAAATCAGTTGACAGACTAGAATACCAGTCTGGGTCACGTCCCCAGAATCTAGATATGGCAAATGCCTGTCGTTCTACATTTCCTGCTCTGGTGGTTCTGTAAAATTTTCAGTGTCTGCAACCTCTACTGATGATGGTAGTGCACCTGCCATCAGACCTATACACTGCATACCAGATTCTAGAATCTGGGATACTGGCACATCTGCACCCAGTAGTGTATCTAGACATTTTGAACCATAGTCTATAGTGTTTGTCACGTGTCTCTGTTTTGGTAGACGTTTGTCCTCTGCACAGAGACAGATAGCAATGGCACACAGTCTACCAGTCACTGACCTACTCTGTTCATCAGACCATTGTGATATGATGTCAAAACAGGTAGACAGTGATGGTAGTGTACATTCTAGTTCACCAAATGTAGTCAGTGTAATTTTCATATTGACCCCCTTAAGTCTATGAAATGTTATGCAATGTTATTAGGTCTGTGCATATGCTACACCTGCGTAGCATTCACCAGATACCTCGATAGTATTACCATCTGCAGATTCTGACAGGTTTGTAACCTCTAGAATGCATTTACTGTAGGTAGCCGTGTATGTTTTCCCAGACCCTACTGCACTGGTGTCACATTCAAATGCAACAGTCTGTAGGAACTGTTCAAAACCATCACCACCAGTAGATGTCAAACCACCTGCATGAATACCACGGTTATAGATTCTGTCCATCAGGTTGTCTGCAGTGGTGTCTGTCAATGAACGCATGTGTACACTGAATGAAAATGTGATTACTGGGTCATCACCTTTTCGTAGACCTACGATAGCACCCCTGTCACGTATTACTACACGGTCTGCAAGTGGTTCTGATGCACTGAAATCACCCACCTCAAAACTGACCTCATAGGCAGATGCTGCCCCATCTGTGATTGTGATTTTACCATCACGCCTTGTACCGACTACTAAACTATCACTCATGATATACCTCTGGTTATGTTAGTTGAATATAATGTAAAACTGTAAATGTCAGATTCAGTGTACACCATTCACCACTGTCTGCAAGTTCATTGTCAAGTCCTGCAAATCTGATTTGCAAGCTGTCATGTAATGGTGTTGAACGGTTTGTAATTTTCTCTATGACCTGTTCTGCAGCATCTAGTGCATCGTCATATGAATCTATCTGGTCTTTTGGTCTGATTCTGAATGCAAACCTGACTGATACTGATGTGTCTGTCATGACCCCTGCTGCACGTCGCTGCCTGTCATCCTCTCTACTTGCCACTGTACCTATACCCACACTGAAACGTTTGTGAGCTATGGTATTTGGTGACCTACCATAACCATCATAGGGGTTACGTGACTCATCAAAACCTGATAGGGTATTGATAGCCGTTGCAAACCTCTGTCTGATAGTGGATAGAGATACAGCAGACATCTAGTACCTCTTGTACCATGTAGGTGGTGCAGACGTGTAGATGACACCTAGTGCAGCACGTCTATGGTTCTCATTGTCTGCCCTGCCATCCTGATTCATATCATAGGTAAACTTTAGACGTTTGAAATCAAACTCAAACTGTTTTCTATGTTCTCTAGCCAGGTCTAAATATCTACCCTCACCTAGACCTGATGAATCCATGTCTTTGAAAATCAGATAGAACGTCAGATTTTTATGTGCTGCACGTAGTGACTGGGGTGACATGATTAGATACTCAATGTTACCTAAATCTCTGATACGTTGAATCAGCTGTACCCATGCCTCATCTATGTATGTTTGATAGCTGCTACCTAAACTACTGGGTCTGATAGATGCTAGGTCACTGTACTCTGCCTCTAAATCTAGGTCACTGATGACAGGATACAGGGCAGACAAACAGATAGCACTGGGTTTTTTGAACGTGTGGGTGACCCCCTCTATAATCAGTTCCCAGAACTGCATGTACCCATCTGATAAACGCAGTGATGCAGGCAGCTCTGAGGGACTGATAGAATATGTAGCAACATTTGCAACCACAGACACAGAGGTACGTGCTATCACGTCATTACCCTCTGGGTCTACCAGTTTGAAATAGGCAGAGGTGGGTGATACTAGTGCATTGTCTCTATAGATGGGTAAATCTACAGTACAACCTCTAGCACGTTCTAGTACCTCATGTATTCTGATTCTGGGGCTATAGATGCGTTCTGTTGCCACGTGTCACCTATTACAAGTTGTTTACGTTGATGATGGGATACCACACAGTATCATCACAAACTAAAACTACTACCTCATTTGGTGCCAGTGTAATCACACCACCTGCTGCATCGTCTTTGATTGCTAAATCATTTGTACTGCCATTATTCCAAATACAGTATACACGTCCATTTTTTTCAGGTGGTAGAGTCACATTACGTGTAGAACCACCCCCATCAATAATCTGAAACAAACTATCTTTATCAGATAAAGTGATATTGCCTGAAATAGTCTGTGATTCTACCCCACCTGCAAGTAGTACTGGTCGTGGAATTTTGAAAAATGGTTTACCGTTATATGCCATGTGTCACCTCTGGTGTTTTGTTATTTTGACCTTTTGTCAATGCGTTGTGCACGTTTGACAACCTCTGCACGCACTGCCTCACGTGATACATTGCGCCCTGACTGTTTCTGTTCTCTGTACAGTTTCTCTGACACTCTGTCTACCTGTTCTTTACTAGGCATGTATCACCCCTTTTTGCGTGTTTTGGTTGTCTTTGCTTTTGATTCATTTTGGTCAGGTGTAGAATGGATTGCATCATAAGCTGTCTGCATTCGTTTTTTCAGTGCATACAGTTCATCCAGTTCTTTTTTCACCTCTGGTA